TGACTGGTGGATGCGTGGCGCGTGGTTGCGCCCTAGTCACCCCGTGGGGCTGGTAACCTTGCGGTCAAGCCACGTTAAAACCATGAGCGTCGGGTGGGTTAGCATCCACCACGTGGGCTTGGATGGGCGCAGGGAAGCCTGCGACAGGTATGTGCGATGGAGGGGCACATCCCTGGGTCACCGCGGACCCAGTGACAAAAGCGCGGACAGTGTGTGGTCTGGATCTCCACCACCCTTGCCAGGTGCGGCTACCAATCATTTTTCCCACCATGGCCACAACTCACGAAAATCCGCTACGCCCAGTTGGGCTCAACACACCCAGGTTGTCCACCTGGAACCGCCTCAAGTTCACCGTGAAGCGCTGGTACTATGATGTGTTGCGTGAGTCTGAAGTGATGCAGTTGTTGTGCTGCGTCGACGCCACCGAAGCAGACAATTATGTTCGCTCAGAAGCGGTGCGTCAAGAGATCAGGGAGGCCATGCGAACCCAAATGGGTTACAATGGTCAGTCCACGTGTGTTGCAGCGGTGATGCACGAAACGCATGTTGAGCATGGATACGCTTTGGGTCGTGATCAGGAGGAGGAGCGACACACAGTGAAGGAGTGGGATGCCATTTTCAAGGCACGGTCATTGGTCGTGTCCATGGATCCCGCCCGAATCCGTGTATTGTTGAAGCGTGAACCCACGCCCGCACGGATCGTACCTCGGTTCGCTGCAGCGGTGACGCTCCATATCAAAGCGAAGTTAGGTGTCCTTTCTAGGACACCCGCCAACCTTATGCTGGTACAGCGCAAGTACTTGGAAGTTTGTAGGGACCATGGTGTGCGTGATGTTGATACGACATCCCACCTTCAGTTCGTCCTAAACACATACTTCACTGAGGATGTGCTGGACCGGTTAGCCAAAACGCGACTGAGAGCACCCGCTTGGCTGCGCATGTTCGAGGAGAAGGAACGTGCCGCTGAGCTCGAAGTGTGCTGAGGTCGCCCGGTTAGGGTACAGGGTCAGGATACAGTGGTGTCGCCGCAGCTTAGGTTGCAGCGGGAGCGCATGTGTGCTGGCAAGTTGTCCGTACGCCGAAACGGGCTATTGGCGAAACCACGCCAGTTTGTGATGACCACCGGGTTGGGCCCGGAGCACAAGCTCGGCGTGTACAACAACAATGTCGATACTGTCGAACGCGCCTTCACAGAGCGGTACTTTCTCTGTGCGGATGGGGAAGGTTTTAGACCCGCGTTCACGGTGTCGACACGAACTTACAAAGACCCTGATTTGGTCAGATTCAGGGAGATGGTGATGGGGCACATGCCTAATTTGCCCGTGTTATCACTCGACCAGGTCGTCGAGTCATACCACGGCCCGAAGAAGCGTGTGTACCAGGAGGCGCGGAACAGCTTGTACACCGACAAGCTGTCTGCACGAGACTCCAAACTGTCTTCATTTGTTAAGTTCGAGAAACAAGATGTTACGAAGGCACCGAGGGTTATCAACCCGAGGTCACCCAGGTACAATCTCACGCTCGGCAGGTTCTTGAAACATGCCGAGCACCACTTCTTTCGCGCGATCAACAAGGCTTGGGGAGGCCGCACGCGTGCAACAGTCATCAAAGGGTTCAATGCAGATGAATCCGCCCGCATACTACACGACAAGTGGAGTCTATTCCGTAGGCCAGTGGCCATTGGGCTAGACGCCAGTAAGTTCGATATGCATGTGAGCGTCGAGGCGCTGCGTTATGAACACTCCTTTTACCATAGCTTGTTTCCCGGGAACAGGCTACTCCGTGACCTGCTCAAGATGCAGCTACACAACAGTGGTGTGGCACGGGTGGGTGATGGAACCGTCAAATTCAGCATGCCGGGTACCCGTTCATCGGGTGACCTTAACACGTCTCTTGGCAACTGCATCATCATGTGTGCCCTTGTTTGGGCGTACTGTGAGAGTGTGGGAGTCAAGGCTGAATTGGCGAACAATGGTGATGACTGTGTGTTGATCTGCGAGCGCTCAGACCTCGAGCGTGTGCAGTCTGGTTTAGGAGCCTGGTTCCGGAAACGTGGTTTTGCCATGACCGTTGAGCCACCCGTTACAGAATTCGAGGGGATCGAGTTCTGCCAGACCCACCCAGTGCAGTTGTCGACTGGTTGGCGCATGGTGCGCAACCTGTCCGCTGTGCTCAAGAAAGACCCGATGTGCATGCTGCCTATTGCCAACGCGAAAGCGATGGGAAAGTGGTGGGGTGCTGTTGGGGTTTGTGGGAAGATTTTGTGCTCAGGCGTCCCGGTGCATGAGGCGTTTTACCAACTATTTGATCGGTCGGGGGTGACCACGCAAGGTGTGATCGACGCCACCTTCCGCAACCGATCTGTTCTCCACCATATGCGCGGGGTTTCCGAGGCTCAGATGGACGCGCGTGCGCGTGTGTCCTATTATTACGCATTCGGTGTTCTACCAGACGCGCAGGTGGAGATGGAGCGATTCTTTAATCGTGGTAAACTAGAGTGGGCTGATTCGGTCCCCTTGCCGCGTGATATTGTGTTCAACAGTCCCGGGCTGTCTTTAACACAATAGCTCAGTTGTGTAACGTCCTATTCATGAGCAGCAAACAACGAAACAAAATGACAAATAACAAGCGAACGAAACGTGCGCGACGCCAACAGCCAACTCGGGGTACGCGTCGCGGCGCCATGTCTATGTGGGGTGGTGGTGGAGCGATCATCACCAACCCCACCCGTGACTCACTACGCACGACAGTCCGTGGTGCAGTCACTGTGACCAATGGCAGCACGGGCCTAGTCGCAGCTATAGCCACACTGTCCTTTGACAACTCCACTGGGTTTGTCAACGTGTCCAGCGCGTTGCAGAGCCTAGGCAGCGTGTACCGACACTTCCGTGTGCGCGGGGTAACCATTCGTGCCTTTGGCACAACCCCGCTCACCAATGGCGGGTTCATTGCTGTCGCGTATGATGCAAACCCTAGTGCCACCGCACCCACCAGCCTGCAGGCTGTCACCAACCATGTACACTCTGGTGTTGCACCGGTTGGTGAGGTTTGTGAGGTGGTTGTGCCGTATTCAGCACTGCCCCAGGAGTTCAAACAGGTTACCACATCTGCCGCGGCAGAGACCAATAGTTGTGGAACCGTGCAGTTGTACGGTGTCAACAATTCTATCACCGGCACTACCAGCTTCATGTATGAAGTGCTTATTGATATTGAGTTGAAGGGCTTCGACTAATTTTGTTCGCCACACCTTGCGCACAGCCACTGAGGATCGAGGCCTCATGATAAAACTCGCTAAGGCTTTGTGATCATTTCCACTACAATGTGGACGCAGCGTGTGGTTACATATTATGCATGTGCCGCTCATTCTGACATGCTACCATTGCATATACACATGAAAAACCGGAGGGAAGGTATGCACCCGAGGATTGGACACCCGACGACGGAGATCCGCTCCCCTCTGTATCGAATAAACATTACATAGGTAGCCATTGAAGAGTAACATCAACCCTGCGGTCCAGCGCAGTAGGTCGTGCAATTGCACATTAGAATCTGGAACGATGTCCGAAATCTAGGTAACTAGTGGGGGGACTGGCACCACCAACAACTT